CAGGAGGGTCTCTGCAGTTGTCTGATTTAGATATGGGCGCTCAGGTGTCTTCTAATGCGGTGAAGGGTGCTGCTGCTGTTGGCACTTTCTTAGGTATTCCTGGTATGGGATTTGCGGTTTCAAAAGCAGACCAAATTGCCGGCTACTTGTCTGGCGTTTCTGGTAGAGCTGCAGGCGCAGCAAACATCAATGCAATGGCTCAAGAGCTTGGTGTTGATCCTAATACAACAGCAGGAAGAGCGGCAGCTTCTTCCGCGCTAGATAGCTTGTCTGCCAACCTTGGTGGCCCTGCTGCAACATCAGGCACAGGCGGCACAGGTGGTGCTGCCGCTTCTGCTGGAGCCGCTGCTGCTTCTGCTGCTGCTTCTGCAGGCTATTCTCAGAGTGCCATTGGAGCAGCAGCACAGGCTGCAGCTAATGCCATCATTGGTGGAGCCAGCGCTGCTGACGCGGCTCAGGCTGGTCAGCAGGCTGCAGATGCGGCACAGCAAGGACCTACATCTACTGTAGGTATGGATGCCTTTGGTCCAGGAGGCACACAAGGAGATGGTGGTGGAACACAAGGTAATGCTGGAGATTTTGGTACTGGTAGTTTTGGTTCTGAAGGAGCAGCAAGTCCTTTCGCCAGAGGCGGCTTAATCAATCGTCGCCAATACCCAGCCAAGAAACAACGCGGCAAAGGCATTGCTGCTTCTAAATAGCGTACAATAAAACAAGCTAGCTCTGGAGCGACCTAACTAGCTAAGAAACAACAAGTCGCGTATTGGCTACCTATTTCCCTGACGCAATAGCGTCTGCTACAGATAGCCCCAACATTCAAGGAAAAGAAATGACTGAAGCTGTTGCCACACCTGTGCAGGTAAAAACTGTTCCTTTCTCTATGCGTCGTAATAGCAACGAGGACAGGATTAAGCAAGACGAAGAAGAGCTTGAAGCGCTGAAGAAGCAGATGGAAGAACCTGCTCCTAAGACGCAAACAACTGAGGAAGAAGAGCCCACAAGCGCTGAAGAAAAGACCTTTAAGAAGCGCTATGGAGACCTGCGGCGTCATACGCAAAAGATTGAAACAGAGTTCAAGGCTCAGGTGGATGAGCTTCGTAAGCAGCTAGAAGCAGCTACGAAGAAGGAAATCAAGCTGCCTAAGAGCGAAGCAGAACTCAATGCTTGGGCTGAGCAGTATCCAGATGTATACAAAATTGTAGAAACCATTGCCATCAAGAAAGCCAAGGAACAGGCTTCTTCGCTTGAAGAGCGGATGAAGAAGGTGGATGAGATGGAACACCAGGCTCAACGCAGCAAAGCTGAAGCTGAGTTGATGGCGCTGCATCCTGACTTTGACAAGATTAAGGAAGATGACGCCTTCCATGACTGGGTTGAGCAACAGCCTCGATGGGTTCAACAAGCCCTGTATGAAAACGAGAATGACGCTCGCGCAGCCGCTAGAGCCATCGACCTGTACAAGGCCGACAAGGGCATTGCCAAGGCTAAGAAGGCTGATCCTAAGGAAGCTGCAATGGCTGTCGATACTCGAAAGAGCAGGACAGCACCGACGATTGAAGACACTGAAGGCGTCTTCTATGAGAGCCAGATCAACAAGATGTCTGACAAAGAGTTTGAGGCAAAGATGGAAGACATCGAAAAGGCTCGTCGTGCAGGCAAGATTGTCTACGATCTGAGCGGGGCTGCTCGGTGAAGTGTTGACAAAGATGTGATATTGTGATTTAACGACGAAGACGCAGCTTTCCGTGTATTAACATCAACAAAGCTGCCTCTTCATCTTGTGTCGTATCGAACAAAGTTCGTCGTACACTCTATAAGCGTAGCCGTTATTTAATCGCTGCTATAGAAGCATTCAAATAACCACCTAATGCAAATAGACCCGAAAGAATAAAAAGATACGTTAGCCATATTCTAAGGAGAATCATTATGGCTTTTGCTTCCGCTTCTGGCTATACAAATTTAAGTAATGGTAATTGGTCTCCAGTTATCTACAGTAAAAAGGTACAATTGGCCTTTAGAAAGTCGTCTGTCGCGCAAGCGATCACCAACACCGACTACTTCGGTGAAATCTCTGGCATGGGCGATGCTGTCCGTGTCGTGCTTGAGCCGGAAATCAGCGTTCGCGCTTATGCCCGTGGCACTCAAGTGGCGGCGCAAGACCTTGAAGACAGCGACTTCACCCTCGTTGTTGACAAGGCTAACTACTTCGCTTTCAAGCTCGATGACATCGAAGCTGCTCAGTCGCACATCAACTGGCTCTCGTTGGCCTCTGATCGCGCTGCCTATCGTCTTCGTGACAACTTCGACCAAGACGTCCTTGGCTACCTTGCTGGCTTCGAGCAATCGGCGCTGCATAGCAATGCTGACACTGCCCGCACTACCTTCCCTGGTACTAAGGCTAACTCGGCTGCTGGCTCGGACGAACTGCTGTCGTCGATGAAGCTGACGAAGGAAGACTTCGGTCACATCACGTCGCCTGGTACGAACAACTCGATTCCTGTTGCGCCGCGTTTCCCGGGCGCTACTGGTCTCGGCACCACCACGGCTTCGCCGCTGATGATTGTTGCTCGTATGTCGCGTCTGCTTGATCAGCAGAATGTGGACAGCACTGGTCGTTGGATGGTTGTTGATCCGGTGTTCGTTGAAATGCTGAAGGACGAAGACTCGCGTCTTCTGAACGCAGACTTCGGCGGCTCTGGTCTGCAGAACGGTCTGGTTGTGAAGAACCTTCATGGCTTCCGTGTCTATGTCAGCAACAACCTGCCCAAGGTTGGCGGCGGTCCCGGCACTGTTGGCACGACGAACCAGAATACCGACTACGGCATCATCGTGGCTGGTCATGACAGCGCTGTTGCTTCGGCTGAGCAGATCAACAAGGTGGAAACCTATCGTGATCCTGACAGCTTCGCTGACATTGTTCGTGGTATGCACCTCTACGGTCGTAAGATCCTGAAGTCTGAGGCGATTACCACCGCAAAATACAACGTCGCATAACCGTAAGTTGTAAATAACATAGGGAGGCTTAATTGTCTCCCTATGTCTGTATAGAAAGGAAACCATAATGGCTACTATTGACCTCTCTAACGGCTTAGGCGGCGCTCCTCGTCCGGCGCGCTCGCTTACGAATATGCCGTATCTCGTTGAAAAGACGATTGACTTTGCTGTCGCTGCAACGGCTAAGGGCTCTGCTCTGGCTGCTGCTGACGTCATCGAAGTCATCGATGTTCCCGCTGGCACGATGGTGATTAACGCTGGTCTCCAGGTTGTCACTGTTGCTACGGGTGAATCGTCTGACACCACTGTTGACCTCGGCATCACGACAACTGAGCCTGACAACTTCGTTGACGGCTTTGACCTCGACGCTGCTGCTGCTGGTGCTTATGCACAAAACGCTGCTGCGTTCCAGCCGCTGATTGTTGGCACTGCTGACACCATCGACCTGCTCATCGCCACTGCCACCACCGCTCCGACGGGTGGTAAGGTGCGTGTGTGGGCTCTGATGTGTGACATTGGCGCTAAGCCGGCTCCTGGTACGGTTGACACTGACGTCATCTAAACCAGAGTAAGGAGAGGTAGGGGCTTTGTTGCCTCTCCTCTCCTTTTTCATGAGGAACTAACATGCCGATCACACAAGCTATGTGCAACTCGTTCAAGACTGAGCTTCTTGGCGGCACACACGATCTTGACACTGACACAATCAAAATTGCTCTGTACACCAGCAGCGCCACTCTTGGTGCTTCTACCACAGCTTATTCCACCACTAACGAAGTGACGGGCAGCACAGGCTACACCGCTGGTGGTAATACGCTATCAGGAGCAGCTATTACGCTAAGTGGCTCTACAGCCATTGTTGACTTCACTGATACAACCTGGTCCAGTGCCACCATCACTGCCAGAGGGGCTCTCATTTACAACAGCAGCAAGAGCGATAAAGCCATTGCTGTTCTTGACTTTGGTAGCGACAAGTCTAGCACCAATGGTGACTTCACCATCGTGTTCCCGACTGCTGACGCTTCTAACGCCATCATCCGCATTGCTTAATAGCTATGAAGATTGACTTCTCTTTTGAAACCCCTCACGGCAAGTTTGCTGATGCTCTTCATCTGCCTGACGATCATGGCTTCACAGAGGCTGAGATCCAGGCGATGAAGGAGCGGCGGCGGGACAACTGGATTGCCATCGTGACGGCGCCTCCGGTGGAAACGGAGCCTGAGTCCGTACCGGAATCCGATCCTACGCCGGAACCTACGCCTGAGTACATCGAGATTGATGGCGTCCGCTACGTGAGGGCGTAATCATGGCCGACAGGTACTGGGTCGGCGGTACAGCAGCCTGGGACGGCACTGCCGGAACCAAGTGGTCAGCTACGTCTGGTGGCCTGGGTGGAGAAGCTGTTCCGACTAGCGCGGATGACGTCTTCTTTGACGCCGCTTCTACCGGTACCTGCACGATTACAGGGACGCGTGTAGCTAAGTCAATAAATTGCACAGGGTTCACTGGCACTATAACAGGCTCATTTCCGACTTTAACAATTTCCGGTTCATTTACACTTGACGCAGGGATGACATATGCAAATTCAAATACAATATTTATAACGATTAATGGAACAGGAACGCTCACAACCGCAGGGAAAACAATTTATGCATTAACTGTACAAGGTGCTTCTACAGTATGTACTCTTGGCGACGCTTTAATTATTTTTGGTGGGATTACAATATCAGGCGGTACATTTACTACAAATAATTATAATATTACAGCACTTCAAT